AAAATTACGAGAAGATTTTCCTGAATTGTTTATCCATAAGCAACATACTATAAAAGATATAGTTATAGCACAATTTAAGAAAAATAATTTGTGAATAGGTTACAATTTGTAACCGACTGATTATCGGGTCGCCAATGGTGGCAAAGCGATAAATGGTCAGAGTGGTAGGATTTGAACCTACAACGCTAGTTTCCAAAGCCAGAAGATTAACCAGATTTTCCCACACTCTGAAAAACCCCCGCAATCATCAGTAACGAAAGCGGGGAAGTAATACTTGACGCTAACCGACCGAGAAAACTCAATCCTTAATTCCGAACGCAACCGCATTCCAAAGTTAGCGTAATTGCCTGATTAAGCATATCAGCCCCAATTTCAAACTGAAGCATTTGATTAACCCTGCAACGTGAGACAGGATATAGGCACGTCAGCAACCGTGTAATCCTATAGAGCCTATTAGCGATTGCGTTCCTAGTTTATATAAATATAAAACTTGAACTCTATACAAAGCCGTTTCAGTTCGCAATCTTTTTCAAGTGTATTATAAACCATTTTGCGGGCGTGCGCAAGATGTTTTTTTACCTACCATTAAAATTAGTGCTTATTATATTACCTATTATTTCTTTCTCACGCTCTAAATCATCTATTCTTTTATTCAAATAAAACACAGCTTTTTTCAAATCTTCTATTTCTGTTGTGCTATCCTTTAATCCTGCACGCCATATATATTTGAACACATTACCAATGCAGAAACAATGATGCTTGGCAATATCTACGCACTCAATTCCTGATGGGTGAGATGTGTAATGCGGTGGGTGGTTTATGTTATCCTGCATGGTTAAATAACCCTATAATTGTGAATATTACTTTTTCAAGTGTATTATAAACCATTTTGCGGGCGTGCGCAAGATGTTTTTTTACCTACCATTAAAAAATGCTCCTTCATTGCCTCAATCGCTAATTCTGCGGTGGGTGCATAGGTTTTATTTATATCACCAGCCACGTTGTTGCTTGCGGTGAACTCGCCTTTCTTAATTTCGCTTACTGTGATTAATGTGTTATTGTGTGGTATTAGCATGTTAAAAATCCTCGTCTGTTTGATTGCAATTAAATACAAATAAACCTTGTTCACGCCACATGCGAACTAAACGCAATCTATCTTCAAAAACCGCTAAAACATTATAGTGTAGCTTAATATAATTATTGTATATTTCTAGTTTAATATTTGTGTCATCACGCTTATCATTAGCAGGGCGCATAAATAATTTAGTGCAATTCAACCTATGTTTGTTTAGCCATTGTTGTGTGACTTCTCTATATTCTTCACGCCTGCCAGTCACAATCAATATTTCATAAGAAGTATGGTCAAATAATTTACGCAATATCTCAGCCGTTGGCAACGCATCATCGTTTATTTGGTCTGCAAAAAATGCGTCCCAGTTCTTTGGTGATTTTTCAACATGGTGACGGCGACGTGCAGTATCTGATAACGTGCCGTCAATATCAAATATAAAAGCATTGTTTTTCATTGTTATTATTCCTCTCTCGGTTCGTGATATTCGCCGTTAAAGGCTGATTTAGCAATATGCACAGGACATATATATTTATGCTCATTGTCATCTAATCCGCAATATATGCAAGTTTTACTGCCTTCGTTGGCTCCTATAATTGCTTTTAATCCAAATTCGTATGCGTTGGAGTTTTGCTTCCAGCCTTGTAAAATATTATAAACTGGGCGGGTGATGTCGTCTTGGATTGCTAGGATTGCTGCTTTAATTTTCTTTTTATGGCTTGTGTCAAGTCCTCGTGCTGCATTATATCCTCTACATGCTTTTTCAATAATTTCATCGGTTATCAGTTCTGGGGTGGTCATAGTTCCTTTCTTGTTAATTATTCAAAGCACTTAGCAATAAAATATTGCAGCTCACCACAATCTAAATGGTATTTGCCAAACACATCATCTGGTTCACCCAAATGTTCTATGATAAGTGCGTCTATGGTTTCGTAATCTGGGTTTGTCATTTTGATTTCTCCTCTTTTAAGTCACCATCAACATCGCAATGTAATGGTGGATAGCCATGTTTATAAAGCGTAATTGCTCTGAATGGTAAATGTAAAATTTTTAATATAAAATTAGCAATTAGTATTGCTAAAAAAAATGTAAGAATAGGGTGATTGCCCATAAAATCTAATGTTAAAATCACACGCCCTCCTTATCCCAAACTGGGAATGGTATGTTGTTGCGTTCATTAATCACCCAATTATCTATATGTGGGTCATCAAATCCACTATGTCGCACAATTAATTTACGATTTAAGTCATATTCAATAATTCCGACTTTATTAAAAGCAATAGTTTTGCCAATTTGCTTAACTACATCAAACTCTTGCTTATTCATCAACGCCACATTGTGCGGGGTCTTGTGGAAACGATAATTATTACCTACATTTTCACGTCCATATAAGCCTTCCGCCCAACCTGTCATCATTCCAGTCCATGCTTGCGGTTTTTCAAACCCCTGCTCAATCGCTGCTGCTGCACAAACCAACAATGTTGTGTAAAAATATTCAGTCATTGTTTCTCTCGTCTATTATGGTTATTATATTATTTTCTCTAATCACTGCACGGCAACCATTACCTATAGGGTATCTACCATCTGGCAAATTATTGCCTAATTTACTTAAAACTAAATTAACTTCCTCATTAATAGGTAATTTATATTTACGTTCAAGCAAACGAACAACAGCATGGTCGCTGAAACATAAAGTTTTTTTTGTTTGCGCTTGCATTTTTTCAATTTCTAATTTTAATTTAGATTGTTGTCTTTGGGCTTCCATAATGACTTTTTGATTTTCATCATATATTTTTTGCTTAAAAGCTAACCTAGAAGCAATATTAATAAAATCATCAACCATCATTTTATCTCCTCCCATTCGGCGTTGAATTGTTTTAAGTTAGTTAAAAGCCTATCAAGATAAACCTCAATCACCTCCGCATCGGCTTCAAGGACTGCTTTTGAATATTTCAGGCAGTCATCAAAATCAATATTATACAAAGCGTTTATTCTCATTGCGCCTTTCAATATACTTTTATCCGTAGATTTTCTGCGGTATTTTTTAGGTGGTTGTGTCATAAATCAATCCTTCAATGCGATTTCAATTCGGTTGCCTTGCTCGTCTAGGGCGTGGGTGATTGTTATTCTCTTAATTAAATCTGTAGCTTCCACCATTGAATTATAATGAAGCATATCCCGATTAACTAACCAAGCACAATTCATGGGTTTTTCTTCATCGTTATCAGTCCACCATACCATTAAACCATGCGCTGCGTATAAATGAAGCAACTTCGCATCATCAGCCGTTGGCTTACTTGGAAAAGGTGGGAGTGCGGTTGCAATGTGTAGTAACCCATAACAATCTTCAAGGAATAATTCCCAAGTGTGCTGAAACTTTTTCCATTTTTCGCAACTATTTTTCTTTGTGTTGCAAGTATCAAAATGCCAAACAATCGTATGCTTAACGCCTTCAATTTCCTCTATAGCAACTAACATACAACCCCCGCTATTTCTTGGGCTTGTTGAAGTGCGTTAACAGCAATCATATAATCATGCAAATAATCATGTTTGTTTGGGTCTGCATAATTTTCTAAAGCATCAACCAACATTTCAATCACCTTAGCCATTGTTTCTAGTTTAGCTTCCGTTGCTTCCGTTCCAGCGTGGTTAATTTTCGTGCTGGCGATTAGTTTTTCTATGTTGTTCATAATTTATGCCTTTGCAAAGTTTTATCAAATCTTAATAATTCTTGGTATAATTTTTTGGGTATTTCTTGCCAGTTATGCCCATCATAATTTTCAATGCTCCAATAATATTTTTCATCTTCCATCTTTACAGTAAGCCCACCGTAATAATTACCTATTGTGCCAATTTGTTTTTCAATGTTAGTCATTTGTTGCCTCCAGTGCTTTAGTTGCGCCATAAATTATAGTCATTAAATCATCTCGCAACCTCGCTATCTCAGCGTCTTTTGCTGCTATGCGTTCATCGTTTAGTTGCTGGCAGGATTGCCAAAATCCCATACTTTTTTAGTTTTAACTACTGCGTATTCGCCGTTTGCTTCTTTCTTAAAGTTAAGCTCTCGTTGCCCATAACTCCAATCATGCCTAGGATAATTTTGTTCAAACTCTGACCTTGCCTCATTTTGATTTTTCATTTTACTTGCTCCTGCTTAATTGTGCATGTTGTGCCTGTGTGCCATTTATTAGCGTCATAATGAAACTCACAATCTAAAACATTTTGCTGTTGCTGCGAAGGATTATTTAAGTAAATAATCATCATAAAGCAGGCAATAAGCATTACTATTATTATAGCTGGCATTATCTCATTTTTCATATTATCCTCTCTCATGTGTATGTGTTATTTTCGGTTGCTTTATTATTTCACCAATGTGTGAATTATCAACCACATGGTTGGTTGGTTTCTCATGCGCTTTAATTGCTATGGCAGCAACTACCACTGCAACCAATGTAGCGCATGTTATAGATTTATACCCAATCATCTTCATCTCGCGCTTGGTAAAATTTACATACTAAAGTTATTGTAAAAACAGATAACAAAATCCCTATAAGTATTCCCGCAATAAATGTAATCATATCACCACCATGTTCTTGATGAATGACATAAATACAAAAAAGCAATAAATGCGCTAATCCTAAAATCCTGCCAATCAACACTACTCCAAGCTGGTAATTCCAATTTAATAAAAGCACCACCCGCAAATATTGCAAACATGACAACGACACTTGAAATTAACCAAAGCCCTAAAAGTGCAATTATATTCACTGCTATTTTACGCATCACTCACTCCCTAATTCTGCCGTTAAATATTCCTCAAAAACAACCCGCATTTCTAGCAACTGCTTATCTAGCAATTCGCAAAATCCAAGTGTTACATTTGCGCTGTCAATAGCGTTTTCGCATTCGTTAATCATTTTTTACCAGCTCCCAATTTTGATTAAAAACATCTTGGTGACAAAAATATGTTCGGTTATCTGAACCATCAATCTTAAATACATGTCCATTATAAAAAACCACAGAGATTTCATCTGCATCAAACTCAAGAACTTTATCCATTCCATGAATTAAGATATCTTTTATTGTTTCATAATTAAAAGATTTGTTTATAATGCTATCTATGTGAGAAAGCAAAACTCCGCTTAAAAGAGCCGATTTACCTTCTAGTGTTTTGCGTTTATAGTTTTTTATTTCACTCTCTTTCATACAGCCACCCCCATCAAATCAGTCCAGCCGTTATTATGATAAAAACTTTCCGCAACGTAATATTCGTGCGTATTTTCTTGATTGCAGCCTAAAGCCTCAAGCATTGGATATTGTATGCATTCAGAAATATGCTCTGCTAATTCTCCCCTGTAACGCTCATCTTCTGCGTGGTCAATGCCACGTTGTTTTAATAAAGCTATTCCTTGTTTGAAAAACTCAACGCAAGTGTCGTTAAGGTTGTCTAATTCCGTATATAACGGGTCATATTGGTAATCCATGTTATTCTCCATAAATATCTGGTTTAGGTAATCCATAATAACTAACCACATCATCACCTGCAATTAGCCTGTTAGTGTGGTTAATTTCTGGCAATACCAGCGTAAAAATAAACACTGCCATTAAAAACACCACTGCTGCAAATTGATTATAAAAACTATCCATCTCAATTCTCAAACGGGGCGTTACCCCGAATGCTCCTGTTGGTTAAACCAGCCGTTGCTGATAAGGTGATAATATGTGCAATTAATATTAATGTCAATGGTTATTTTGTATTGACTTAATATTTTTTTACTATATAATAGATACATACAACAAAGGGGATTAAATTGAATAAAAAAGTGCATATTATATTAACAGAAGAGGCTTACGAGCTACTTGGTAAAATCCAAGAAATGATAAAGCAAAAAGAAATGGTGCAATACTGCACACAGTCACAAGCAATAACCAAGGTTTTAGTTGCGTATTATGAGGTGGATAATGATAAAAGCATTTAACAATTTAACCAACGGACAATGGAAATGGGCAATTTATAGCAGTAATGGAAAATTAATTTGCGAAAGTGCTGAGCAATTTGTTTCTCACAATGATGCGCAACAAAGTTTGCAAGATTTTTTGTATGAAATTATCCCGTTATTAAAAATAGAGGTGAAGTGATGGATAGGCAGGAAGCGATTGAAATATTAACGGAATATAAGAAGTGGGAGTTGGATTGTAATCATTGTAAATCTGATTTACATACTGCTATTTATTATTCATCAGCTTTAGTAGCTAAAGCCATAGATACATTAACTGCGCCCATACCCATCACCGATGAGATTGTTTTTGCATTAAGTGCAGAATATCAAAATCAACTTCGTAATAATATCCATAGTTTTGACGCTATGAAAGCAGCACTAACCGCAGCACTGGGAGGCGACAATGCAACTAACTGATATACAAAAAACCATTGTTCGCAAGCATATTGAATATGCTGGAATGAAAGAAGATGCAAGGCGTAATCGCATTGCTATTGAGATGCAAGAAGCCAAGCATAGAATTGATACAATAATTAAAAACGCTAAAAATACTGGGCTTTACGCAGAGCAAATTGCGCTTATGAAACAAGAAAGCAAATCTTATAAGCGGAGATAACAGAATGATAGATTGCGCACATTACGAACACGAAGATGTAGATTTTCAAATAACTCAGGAGATGCGGGAACGTGCAAAGCCTGATATAGAGTTTTTGAAAAATTGCGGATTACCTCATACAATAGAAGGTGCTTGGGTATTGCAAGATTTATTTGATTACTTAACTTGCATCAAAAATCTATGTGACAAAATGAAATTATCTTTTGATTTATACTACAAGGATTGTTACTGGGAAGCACGTGCTTATAATCCCAAGGTTGGTAAGGGAATAACATTTCCCGTTGAAACTGGAATGAATAAAGCCCCTTTATTTAGCAAAGCAATTAGAGAATTAGCAATCGCAATAAATGAAGCGTGGGTAAAATAAACAGAATACCACCAGTTTTATGTCATTTTTCTGGTGGTTGCGTGCGACGGCGGTGGGTGACTGACCACCGCTGGCGCATTTAACTTTAACAATATGGGTGATTATAAGTGTATTTGCGGTTGTTAAATTACGATATATTGATAATATAAGCGGTTATGAGCATTGGGCGGTTTATGAACCTAAAAAGCATAGAATTGATTGCGTTAGTTATGAAGCCGCTATTGAATTATGCAAACAAATTAATTTAGAAATTGAGAAAACGTTAGATATTGGGGGATATAAACCATGATTGAAAAAAAAGAAAAAGAAGCCATACGAGTTTGGAAGCAACGAAAAGAAGTTTTTAGATTGCGTGCTGAACGTTACACTGTTAGGCAAATATCAGAAAAAACAGGCGTATCCACTGGAAGTATTGACGGCTATTTTGCCAATCGTAAAAATATAACAAAATCATTTGCAGAAGTTGAATTGTTCCAAAGTGACCTTAATAATCAAAACTTAGGCGTTGGGTTGCAGCGTTTAGAAAACATTCAAAACAATCAATTAAAATCTATTGTCTTTGATTATGTTAAAGGCGTATCTGTTAAGGATATTATTGCAAAACATAATATCACTAAAATAACCAGTGAATATGTATTAGCAATAATGGTTGATGACGAAATAAGCACGGCTCGTAAAAGAGTTGTGGCTAAAGTGCATTATGACCGTGCTAGTCCTGATATTAAGGTTAATACGTCAACCCAAAAAGAAAAATATCGTGCTGCAAAAGTTGATAAATGGGATTTTGGCAATGAACAATTTATAGCAAATGATGGTGCTATTCCTGAATTAAGGCGGTGGTAACTATGGTTGCGCTGCTAATATGTGTGCGGAGAGGTGATTTATATTAGCGTTTTTTGTGTCATGCGCTCTATTGTTGCTGGTTGCTCTGACTTAGTGTGCGTCCACCATGTTTTATTTCTATTGGCTGCGCACATAAAGCGATAAGCGGCATTTCCAGCGTGACGAGTGATTAAACTGCTATGCTCCCGCCAATTTACCTGTTCAATAAATTTTAATGAATGATACATTTCCATTGCAGCATTATGTTCATATTTTAATCTTTGCTCCAATTCTGCTATTTTATTTTGCAAATCATGTGGCATTACGCAATCGCCGATTGTGACTTTTTTCTTATGTGTCATATTACACCCGCGTCAACAAATAACCAGCTATAAAATAGCAGGATAATTCAAGTAAATAAGCCCAGTTACCATGATAAATATGATTACCAATTATCATTATTGGCAACAAAAGAAGTAGCGACAAAATTATTTTAATTAATATTTTAATCATTCGCTTCTAAACCTTTCAACCCTATCTTTTCCGCACGTTTGGCATAAAAACACAATACGGGTATGTAGTGGATTATTTAATATCCTACTGCCACATTGTTTTTTATCTGCTACAATCCAGTTGCAGTTTTTATCGCATTTTTCGTTTTTGTTTGTCATTCGCTCGCCTTATCTATCACGTTATATCTAAAAGCAACTTCGCTGCCGTCCATAGCGTTTAATTCATCATAAGTGAATAAGCAAGGGTCTGACTTGCCATAAGGATTAAGCTCAAGCAATCCTTTACCATAAACAATATCCATCACTATATCCTGCATTGGTAAATGTGGTAAATATTGGCTTGCGAATGAAATAATGTTATCTTTATTTGGCGTAAAATCCTTAAAGCCAATATTATAAAAATATTGCGATATAGCAATTAATTTACCGCCCCGAACATAGCAACGCCATTCATTTTGCGGTGGAATATAAACCCATGGCAAGATATGTAATTGTAATTGTGTGCCATTTTGCATTGCTTTGTCTAAATCATCAAATATACGCATAGAACAACCGCCTAACATATCTTGTATATCTTCAATACGCTTCATTGGATATATTTCACCAAGCGAATTTGAAAAATAATCTTTTGGGGAGCGAGTTGATAATTTTGCAAAAAACCAACCAGAATAAAATCCTGTTAATTTTTGTCGTATTTGATTACAAATATCTTCAGGTAACTCAATTCCATCACCTTTAATCCATGGTTCAATTTCAAGTGGTATGCTTAAAATTGGCTTTGCAACCAACGCATTATATAGTTCTTTTGGCATATTTTCTATTGCACATTTCATTACATCTTTCATGTTTTTTCCTTTAATATTATATCTAAATCATTAAAATTATTAGGCGTGAGTAAAATATAAACCCCGCCCGCATTAATCCAATCTTGCGCAAACGCTTTTTGTTCTGGTGATTGCCTGCCTAATTTACCAGCTTTATTATACCCTTTAACCTCAATCGCATAAGCAACACCATTATGCAAAGCCAATATATCGCTACTGCCTTTCAAGCCAAATGATATATAACCCCCGCTTGCAGTTCTGGTGCTTCCAGTGTTGTTACGCCATGCAAAAACGCCATGCAGTTTTAACCACTGCATAGCTGCTTTTTGCAATGACGCTTCGGTGATGTTATTCACCATCAAATACCCTCCTCTGTTTCAAGCATATCTTGAGTTTCTTGGCATCGTGCGCTGTTCTTTTTGCGCTTTTCATTATAGTTCTCACCATTGACACGATAAGGCATAAGCACAATTTTTGTTTTTACGCCTTCTTCATCAACTGGTTCAACTGTAACGTTTCCGCCTTCTGAAAACGTCCATTTCATTGGTTGCTTATTGGATTTCAAAACCTTTGCTGCTGCTAAAAATTGCTTGTCATTCATACCAACCACAATATCATCATCACTAGCCTTTGGAATAGCACGGCGATAATCAGGATAAGTTCCATCAAGGCATCTGCCTTCAACTTTATGACCGAAACAATCTAGCGCAAATGTTTCATTGTCAAAAATAAAATTAAGTCCGTCAAGTTCATCAATACTTTCTTGGATTGCTTTAATGCAAACATCAACAATATTGGTTGGTATAATGGCGTTTTGTGAAACTTTTGCGCCAAGCGATTGAATTGGCTTTAACGTGCTGGTGCATAATTTATGACCATCTGTTGCGGTTAAAATCAATTCGTCCGCATTTTTATCATATTCAACATATACGCCGCAAAGATAATATCGGGTTTCTTCTGTGCTTACAAAAAGGCGTAAGTTTTTCAAAGCGAATAGCATTTGCTGCTTATCCATGGTTAATGTTATTTTTGATTGTTCTTCTTCCATATTCTTTACTCCTCTGTTGCAGGCAGGGCTTTCGCCCCGCCGTTGGTTAAATTATTTCAAAATGGGATTTCTACTGATAACCTTTGTATTTGCTTTTCATTTATTTGCAATAATGTTTCTTTGCAAAATTGCCTTGTTGCCACTTCCAAGGCTGCTTCAAGCGCATTTTTCATGCGTTGCTCATTAACGCTTAAATAAATATTTTCTTTCTCAAAAGCTCCATATTCATAAGCATTTCTTGCAACTCGCAAAATCTCAGGGGTTATCAAAAAAGAAAAATCCATTATATATCTCCTTTATTCAATTCATTTTCATTCACTTCATCAATACGCCATATCATACCAGTTTCACGCTCCCGAATGATATAACCGCCTTCCTCGTTTTTAGTTTCGGCATACCATTCCGCATCTTTTTTAATAACAAAAGATGCAATAAATGGCATTATGTCCTGCCCTTGCTTGTTTTTGTATGTGCGATACAAACTGAACATGATTAAGCCATTCCTGCCAATGATGCAAAACTCATAATTAATGGCAATATCCAAGCAAATGGAATGTCATCATCAAGCTGTGGCGATTGATGCGCTGGGTCGGCTTTTTTATTTGCGTAACCGCTTGCTTTTTCTTGTGTGTTTGTTTTATTGCCATCATCTCCCTTGCCATCAAGCATGGTTATATTACCGCCAAAACTTTGAAGCACAACTTCCGTAATGTATTTTTCCCCCCCGTCTTTATCAGTCCATTTGCGGGTTTTACTTGCCCCCTCAATATATAAGTGACTTCCTTTCTTAATATATTGCTTAATGACTTTAACAAGTCCTTCATTATAAACAACTATTTTGTGCCAATCAGTAATCGTTTTGCGCTCTCCCGAACTTTTATCTTTCCAACTTTCACTGGTTGCAAGAGAAAAATTAGCTATTTCACGCCCATCTTGCGTTGCTTTAATATCTGGGTCATTACCAACACGCCCAATTAAAATAATTTTATTAACCATTTAATCCCCCTGTTTTTAATTCGTTTTCTTTAGCTTGCAATCTAGCATCAACTTCAACCAATAATTCTGATTGAGCATCTTTCAAAAGTTTGTAATGCGGCGAGTTCATAACCATAATAACATGATTAGGCTCTGCAATTTTATTTATGGATTTAATGCAAACATCATGCGCTTTTTGTTCCGCATCAGAAACTGGGGCTTTAACATTGGCTTTGTCTTTATCATACAAAGCCAACCCTAAAGGATAACCAAAAGTCATTAAAGCACGTTTTCCCGCATCGCTTTCCGCTTCTTTTGCGGCCCCTTCATGCGCATCTGCTTCCATCTTAGCAATTCCACTACCAAACCCAACGCCTTCACGAATAACACCATCAACAGTAACTTTAACTTTTGAAATATATCCAATAATATGATTGCCGTTTTGATTTTTTTCTTTTGAAACACACTCAAGCAAAATCGTTTCTCTACTCCAGCCTAAATTGCCAAATATTCTATTGGCTTCCGCAATAACAAACCAACTCTCCAAATAAGACAAATCAGCACCGCCTTTACTCCTGCTTTTTATATTTGCAGCATCAAGCGATTTCATTAATTCTTTTTCTGCATCTTTCATAATTTTTCAATCCTTTCTAAAATGTTATTTAACGCATTTCTTGCCACAATCACATCACGAGTTTGCGAGGCGTTAAATTGAGTTTCTGGCACACGTTGCAAAGCAAGAGCATCTTTCCAAAGCTGCGTTATTGTCGCTTCAAGTATTTCATTATTCATAATTTTTACGCTCCCTTTATTTTTGCTTGCGATATTTTTATATCATGTTAAACTACAGTAGTCAACAACAAAATGAGGTAAATTACAATGAAGGAACGCTCAGTAACAACTTATGTAGATGAAAAACTACATCAACAAATTGCAGAAAACGCAGCAAGGCAAGGGCATACTATAAGCTCTTATATGAGAATGCTTCTAATGCAAACGTGCGCAAACAATCCATTACTGCAACTTGAAAATAAAGATGGGTGATTATGGATAACAACGAGAAATTACCCGCAACATGGCAACCGTTACATGAGGCTGGAAGACGTGCGCTTGATATAATTATCAAACAAATGGAAGCGCAAAAATCACAACAAACAGAAAAACAAAGAGAGAGGATTTATGGTTAAGAAAGCATACGCATTACATTATGAGGGCGATAAAGAACCTGTTGGGGTTGGTATTTATACTTTTTATATGATTGGAGAAATTTATCTTATGACCGCTAATGCTTCTCAATCAAGCCAATGTAGAATGAATTTGTTACAAGCCATCACTTTACGCAATAACTTAAATAATGCAATAAATGAAGGGCTAAAAGAAATTAATTGCCTAAATGACAACCAAATGACAACCAAATGACAACCAGCGAGCAACCATGAAATATTTACATATTAATGACTGGGAAATATGGCAGTCATTTAGAAAAGACAGAGGAAGTCCCCCGTGGATTAAGGTTCACCGCAATCTAATGAGTAATCATAAGTGGTCTGCATTGTCAGATGCACAAAAAGGGCAGCTAGTATCAATTTGGATAGCAGCAGCAGAAAATGATGGTAAAATACCCTATAATAGCAAAATAATTCAAAAAATATGTCAACTGGACAGCGAGCCTAACCTATTGTTTTTTATAGAATTAGGTTTTTTAATTGATAATAATAAGACAGATGATTATCAGGTTGGCGTCAAGTTGGCGTCAGATGGTTGTCACAATGACGCTCCAGAGGAGAGGAGAGGAGAGGATATAATATCAGAAGATATTAATATTTCCCCGAAAATTAAGAAAAACAATTACACAGATGATTTTGAAAAGTTTTGGCTTGCTTATCCTGATTATCGCAGAACTGAAAAACCAAAAGCATTTAGCGAATGGAAGTTGGCAATAAAAAAAACCGAACCTGAATTAATTATTAAAGCAGTTATTGGTTATGGTAAAACCAAACAAGTTACAGATGGATTTGCGCCTTATCCTGCTAAATGGTTGAAAAATGAAAGGTGGAATGAAGATATTAACTTGCAAACTTACCAACCATCACCACCGAAGCGCAAAGTTGCAGAGAATGAAATAATTGCATCATTGGCAAGAAGGCGTGAACTACATGGAGAAGGCACTTTGAACTTTCTTGAAAAAAAGCAACTTAGTGACTGGGAAGCAATCCATGGTAAAGCCGAATGGGAAAGAATTAACGGAATAAATTATTTGAAAGGACATGAAAATAATGAGCATAGCTGATTTTAACGAAAACGAAATAAATGGAATATTTCAAAGCTCACACATTAAGCAAGCCCCGCATAGTCTTGAAATTGAGCAAATATTGCTTGGCGCGATATTTTGCAACAATAACGCCTTGAATAAGATTGATGAACGATTGCGCCCTGAGCATTTCTATGAACCATTGCACCAAAAAATATTTAGAGCCGTGTTGCATTTTCATGACCGAGGCAATAACGCTAACCATGTCACACTGCAACCATATTTCAGACAAAATGGCGTGAATGTTGAAAACGAATATATGACAAAGCTAGCCATAGCAGCCGTCACAGTGATTAACGTTAAGGAATATTCAAGCGCATTAGTTGATTTGCACGCTAAGCGTGAGTTAATCGCAATCGCTGAAAATCTGATAAATGAAATCCATAGCGCAAAAATTGATGTGGATAGCAACCAGTTACTAGAACGCACCGAGCAAAAATTATTCAACCTTGCCGAAACTGGTTCAACCACAAAAACCTTAACGCCGTTCAAAACCATAAGCAAAGCAACGTTAGAAATGGTAGAGCGTGCGCATAAGCATAAAGGCGAAGTCGTTGGAGTATCAACCAGCTTGCAATCGCTAGATGTTTTGCTTGGTGGATTGCAGAACTCAGATTTAATCATATTGGCTGGTCGTCCATCTATGGGTAAAACTGCACTTGCAACCACAATCGCCTATAAAGCTGCAAAAAACTTCCAGCGTGAAGCTGGCGAAACAAAACCGCAATCAGTAGCTTTTTTTTCGCTTGAAATGTCATCTGAGCAATTATCAACTAGGATTTATGCAGCCGAAAGCGATTTGAACTCTTCCAGCATAATGCGTGGCAATTTGAGCGATAGCCAATTTGATAATTTGATGGCAACCAGCAAGCAAGTGGAGGATATGGCTTTGTTAATTGATGATACGGCTGCATTGAGCATATCATCATTGCGCACCAAAGCTAGAAGGTTTAAGCGCACAAACAACATAGGTTTGATTGTAATTGATTATTTGCAGCTTCTCACCACCAGTGGCAACAAAAACTTCAACCGAGTGCAAGAAGTATCTGAAATCACACAAGCGTTAAAAGCACTTGCTAAAGAGCTAAATGTTCCAGTGATTGCATTATCGCAACTTTCAAGAGCGGTGGAAGCACGAGAAGACAAGCGTCCGCAATTATCAGACTTGCGTGAAAGCGGAAGCATTGAGCAAGATGCTGACGTGGTAATGTTTGTTTATCGTGAAGAATATTATTTGGAGCGCATCAAGCCTGACCGACAAAGTCCAAAATTTGCAGCGTGGGAGGAGGAATACGATAAAGTTGTTGGTAAAGCTGAGATTATTATAGCCAAACAACGCCATGGCGCAATCGGAACTGTAAATATGGCGTTTGAGGGCGATAAAGCGAGGTTTAGGGATATGTGATGCCACCCGCTCCCATTTTGCCATAAAAACATGGTTTGCGGGCGATTAAACCCATATATAACTGGTGACAATCCGTCACCAGTTGAAGCGGTTACATTTTATAACCAGTTCACACAAAAAAAAGAGGGTAGCAACAGCACCCTCTATTACCCGATTTTATCGGGCAGTACAAAAAAAAGGAGGGTGACTTGCGTCCCCTCCTTTCGTTTTTGGTTTTATTAATAATTTTCATTAATATCTTTATTGGTAAAATCACATGCAAGCATTGCACTTAATCCAAGTTTTGCAATACTTCTGTATTTATGCCAATACGGCGTGCCATCATCATTTTTTTTACGCTCATTGTTTTCGTTAATTCTACAAAGATTTTTAGCAACAAAATCAACTAATTTATCTTCATATTGTATCATTTCATTAGTGCAAGCGTAAGGTATATTTAGCAATTCATCGTTGCGATTACGTTCTTTCATAAACTACCCCCTCCCCTTAAAATATCTCTCCGCATCATCGCCTAATATTCTCGTGTGTGCGTCAATGGCGGATTGCTCCGTGGCGAAACGTGGTAATCCGTAATTTATTAATGATAGTGAAATTGCATCAATTCTGCCATTACAATACATTCCATAATACCAATCACCCTCCACCCAATCAGCAGCGTCCCACAATGCCGTTTCATACTTCCTGCGGGTGATTTGCTCCCATATAGCACGTTCTGTTTCAGGTGGCTGGTAGCAGTTGCCTGTTTCGTGGCGGTGGTTGTCAAATCTATGATTGCTCCATGTGGCAACAATCCAAGTGCCACAACTATCAACAAATGCATATTTTCCATGATATTTAGGCTTCCAGCGTTTAGTTTTAGCAGTTAAACTTCCAGCTCCTAATTCGAATTTATTTTCCATAAATGACTTTTGACAGTTGTATGGTATATTGGAATTACAATAGTTATCGGGTTTAGCTTCCTTTGCTTTTTTTATTGCTTCTTTTATTGCTTCTACCGCTTTGGGGTTAACTGTATCCCAAAAATCAAAATCTTGGCTTTTCTTGATATCTATCTCAATTTCAACTTCTTTAATTTCTGATTTAAAAATATATGTTTCATTATTAGCAACATTATGCACAGTGATTACTTGCTTATCTTTCATTACTGGCAAATTTATTGTTAGGTTTTCACCTGTTTTTATCGTGTTCATGATTATTCCTCATCAGTGTAAATTATGGTTACATTACTTTTTCTATCAACTGGTAAATATTGCTTGCTTTTTAATTTAACCATTGCTCTTTCATATATTGCTTGCTTAAAAGTTTCGCTAAGATGATACAAAATGGAAGGCACGGATTTTTGTGGATATTTTGACAAATCATCATCTGTAAAATCTTGAAATGAAATCCCCGTATAAATCGCTAATTCAAGTTGTTTTGAGATTTCACGTTCCAGCAATTCCGCTTGCTGTTTTTCTGTTAAATCTGTGTAGTTAGGTAATGTTTTCATGTTATTTTTTTCCTTTTGTTAATAAATCTTTAAGTTGTTTAATTTGACTTTCCAAATCGCTGATTTGCTTGCGTTTAGAGCTGCCATCAACTAATTTATCCTGTTTAGTTTTAATCTCAAGCAAGGTTTTTTTAGCCCTTGCAATAGCTACGTTTATTTCTTTCTCCGTCATTTTACCCATGTTGTTTCTCCTGCTTATCTGTTTTAACTCCCACACAAAGCGGGCTTCAATTCTCCCCCCGCTCATAAGTTTTTTGGTTTTTCTATTGTTGAATATGGTTCAACACGGCTCATATTGTGCCAAACTTCAACTCCACAATGTGGACATTTTTCTTGCTGCCAAACTGGTAATTTTATATTATCTGGGATATCTAAACACAAATATTCACCACAACATGGATATTCACCAAATATCATATTCTCCCCTCCGCAATAGCTGCGTTAATTAAGGCTGCGTTGCCTGCGGTTAGTGGTTTAGTGCCTAAATACCAATGATTAACCGTTACTGGTGATTTGGCGGGCTTAAATATATTTGCAACTTCATTGATAATTAAATATTTGTGTCGCTTTGTTTCTTTATGGCGTTGTCTTAACCATGCTGCAAATGTGGCGTTGTCTGTGATTTTAGTCATCGTGTTATGCTCCTGCGTTGTTTAATACTTGCCCCGCTGCAATTTCAGCGTTGCGGGTTAATTGACGTTGCCATGCGCCATTGGTTGGCGACCATTTGAAGGCTGCTTTTTTTAATTTGGTTATTATGTCGCTTGATGGCTTGCCGTCAAAAATAAGTTGCAAGCGCATTGCTTCATAGTTCCAAACAACTTTCACATCACCAAACATTTTCTCTTTATTGGTGCGTGATTTTAATTCTGTAATAGATGTTAAACGTTCTTCAATGCGCTTTATTTTATTCAAAGAATATGGTAATTCATACCAGTTGCGTTCATTTGCTGGTAATGCTTTTAATTTAGCATGGTTTTCTTTTGCCGCATCTAATTCAGCTTGTAATTTTTCAATCACATTTGCATCATTAGATTTTACAAAATATTCAATTGAAGGTTTGTTTAAGTTTCTAATTTTTTCAATGAAATCAAACATTGCTTGAGATTTTTTGCGTTCGCTTTCATTTGCTTTTCTGTTGCGCTTAACTGGAAAGTTTGCTCCTCCTGTAATCATAGGGCTTATACAGCGTGATTTAGCTGCAAGGCTTGCTAAAAATAGTGCTTCAAACTTTGTTTGTGCTTGCTCGTTACCTTCAAACTCCGTCATAATTTCATCAAAAAAATCACATTCGCTTTGGGCCCTTTTTTCAGGTGAAAAGCTAGTGTTGCTATATGCTCTTTTAGCTGTTTCGTAATGTTTATGTGTATTCATTTTTTTCTCCATGTTAGCAGTTTATGCTGCCTTTTTTGTGTTTAAGTTTTTATGTAAAATCTTTGCCATATCATTAGTCACCTTATTTTTGAAATCCTTATCACTTCCAAACTTAGCCAAAAACTCAGCGTCTTTTTTAAGCATCAACTGAAACGCAGCATCAAAATCATGCGTAAGGTTATTTTCTATTGCCGTAACCGCAACACGGTTCATTGTCGCTTCAAAATCAGCCAATTTAATGTTATGTTTTGCTAATTTTTTTTCTAAATAATTCATTTTCTAATTTCCCTTTCAGCTTCATTGCTGCCTTAAAAACAATATAGCATGGGAAACCAAAAAAGGCAACCAGAAAAGGTAGCATTTATTATATTTCTTGTGCATAACTCTGTGGATAAAAATAATGCTTGCAAAATCATTTATATAAATCATAATAACGCAATGAGAGAAACTGCTAGCAATCGTGGCTATAATAACAGATGGCGAAAAGCACGATTGCATTTCTTGCAACAAAATCAATTATGCGTAATGTGCAAGCAAGCAGGATATACTAACGCTGCAACAGTGGTTGACCATATTAAACCACATAAAGGCGATACAACGCTATTCTGGGATGTGAGCAACTGGCAACCATTATGCGCAACACATCACAATAGCACAAAGCAACGTAGTGAAAACCAAGGATATGACATAGGTTGCGATGTTTCAGGGCTGCCTATTGATGCTAATCATCATTGGAATAAGTGACATTTATGTTACGATTTTGTTGCGATTATGTCACAGGTAGGGGGGGGTAGTCAATCTCTGGGGCTTTTTGCCTTGATACCGCTCGGGAGGTACAACTTACACAATGGCAGTGTTTTGTAATTGAAAAAAATGACAATTTTTGATAATATTTATATATGACAAATCCAACACCGAGAAAAATAAGGGAAATAATGGGCAATCCTTCTGGTAATCCAATGCCTAAAGATATTGAGCCGTTACATTCAAAAATTATTGCACCTGATTATTTAGGGGAAGAAGAAACTAATAAATTTTATTCACTTATTTCAAAAACTCATTGGGGGATAATTGCGACAAGTGCTGATATTGATTTAATTGCTGAATATTGCAAGGCTTTTTTTGCTAAAAAAGATTTTGAAAAAGAATTAGAAAAACAAGGTCATGTTTTAGTTAATGATAAGGGTAATTCTTATGCTAATCCTTTAGTTAAAATTACTAGAGACTTATCGGACTATATGTATCGCATAGCTAGAGAGTTTGGCGGAACTCCCGCTGCAAGGGCTAGAATAGGAATAGCATTAACTGAAAATGAAAAAGAAGAGAGTGATGTTTTTGCTGGGTTGCTTAATTAATGAAAGTATTGGATAGATGTCATCAATATGCGCTTGATGTTGTTTCTGGTGAAATAATTGCTGGACAAAATGTGATTAATGCTTGTGAGCGATTTTTATCAGATTTGACGGATGGAAAAGCTAAAGGGCTTTTTTATGATATTGAAAAATCTAATCGCATATTTAATTTTTTTGAAAGGATATTAACCACTGGCGGAGATAATTTTATTTTACACTCCTCGCAGTGTTTTATTCTTGGTAATTTATTTGGGTGGTATGCGCCATATTTTGAGCAACAATTTGATGTTAGGGGGCGTGCAATAAAAGACCGAGAAGGTAACGATGTTTATCAAATGGACGGATATGCAAGGCGTTTTAGACGTGCCTACATAGAAATAGGAAAAGGAAATGGCAAAACACCTTTGATGGCAGGAGTAGGGCTTTATGGGTTGTTAGCAGACAATGAACCTGAAGCTCATATTTATTTTGCTGCTGCAAAAAAAGAGCAAGCTATGATTGCTTTTTCAGATGCTAGGGAAATGGTGCGCAATAATGAAAAGTTAAATAAAATATGCAAAATAACTGGTGGCGATAATATTCCTAACATTGCTAACATTCCAAGTGGCTCTTTTATGAGAGTAATGTCATCTGAGCGCAGTAAGTCTGGTTTTAGACCGCATTTTGCGTTATGTGATGAGATACATGAACACCCAAGCCGTGAAACTATAGATATGTTAGAGTTAGGCTTTAAGGGAAGGCGTAGCCCTTTGTTGATGATGATAACAAACTCTGGTTTTGATAAAAAAAGCGCATGTTGGGAAGAGCATAATCACGCTGCTAAAGTTGCAGCTGGCGAGGTAATGGACGATAAAACGTTTAGTTTTATATGCTCTTTGGATAAAGGTGATGACCCAATAAATGATAGCAAATGTTGGATTAAAGCAAATCCATTATTAGGAGTTGTTGTTAAGGATAACGTGCTTAAAGAGGCGGTTAAACAAGCAATTCAAATTCCAGGTAAAAAAAATAATATTATGAGATTGCATTTTTGTGAATGGACAGACGCTGAAACATCTTGGATTAGTAGTGAAACATGGACTGAATGCGAACATGAATTAGATATTGATGATTTTATTAGCAAGCCGTGTTATGGTGGGCTTGATTTATCTTCTAAATTGGATTTAACGGCTTTAGCTCGTGTTTTTGAAAATGATGATGGAATGCTAAACGCTTTTGTTGATTTTTGGAAACCTAAAGATACATTGTATGATACTGAAATAAAAGACCGTGCGCCATATACAACATGGTTAAATCAAGGGTATTTACATGCGCCCGCTGGCAGTTCTATTGATTATGAAGTGGTGGCTTCCGATATAATTGCAATGGGTGATTTTGAACAAATTAATTTTGACAGATGGAGGATAGATTTTTTCAAAAAACATTTATCAGACATTGGTTATGAATTACCACTTGAGCCATTTGGGCAAGGTTTTAAGGATATGTCGCCAGCGATTGAAAAATTAGAAGAATTAATTTTTAACAAAAAAATAAAAATACACATAAATCCAGTTTTAAGGTGGAACGCCGCATCAGTAAAAATTGAAGAAGATGCTGCGGGTAATCGCAAAATGTCTAAAATAAAAAGCACAGGGCGCATTGATGGAATAATTGCGCTGCTTATGGCAATAGCTGCTTATAATGCTAATAATAAAAACATAACAGTTGAATTGAATATAAGGCAACTATAGACATATTTTTTTTATTATGTTAATGTTATGAAAAATAAGGGCTTACATTGGAACTAGCCGAAATTGAAAAAGCTGTTGCTGTAATGTGTGGTGCGCCTCCTATAGAGGCAAACGCTAATAGGATAAGCACGTCTAAGGATTTAGAGTTATGGCTTAGATTTGGCGAAGGTGAAAATGACGCTGGTGTTAATGTAAATGCTAAAACCGCTATGGAATGTCAAGCGGTATGGACTGCAGTTAATTTAATTTCTGGATTAATTGCTCAACTTCCTTTGAATGTATTGAAAGTTAATGGTGATGATAGAGAGATTGCCACTAATCACCCTTTGCAAGCGTTAATATCATCACATGGTAAACCAAACGGCTTTCAAAATAGTTTTGTTTTTCGTGAATATGCAACATCATATGTTGCGCTAAGTGGTAATGTGTTTTTTTTCAAAAACAAAATCCGTGGTGAATTGCGAGAACTATTGCCAATTCCTATTGAAAACGTGACTGTTAGGCAAGATGAGCGTTATAATGTTTTGTATGATGTTGTTTCTGCAAAAGGTAATTTGCGCACTTATAATTCAAATGATATATTCCATTTGTTTGGTAAATCTGAAAATGGATTTTCTGGCGTTAATGTGGTTCATAAAATGCGAAATCAAATTGGGTTGGCATTGGCTCAAGATAGAAGTGCTGCATTGATGTTCAAAAATGGAATGTCAACTAGTGGCGCATTTAGCACTGAGCAAAAAATAGGAGATGCGGTATTTGATAGGCTGAAAGAGCAAATACAATCTATGTATTCAGGGCTTCAAAACTTTCATAAGCCTTTGTTGCTTGAGGGTGGTTTAAGTTGGCAATCAATGAGCCAAACGGCAGAACAAGCACAGTTGCTTGATAGTCGCAAATTGCAGCGTTCAATCATTGCGGGTATTTGGAATGTTCCACCACATTTAGCGGGTGATTTAGAAAAAGCAACTTTCAGTAATATTGAAAATATGGCACGTCAATTTGTGGATTATGTGTTAATGCCATGGATTAGACGTTGGGAGGAGGCTATTTCTTGCCAATTATTAAACGATAAAGATAGACTTAATCATCAAATTAAGTTTAATGTTGATGGGTTGTTACGTGGAGATAGCAAGTCAAGAAGCGAAAGTTATGCTAAGGCACTTGGTAGTGGGGGACATGCAGCTTATATGACGGTTAATGAAGTGCGTGCGTTAGAGGATTTACCGCCTATTGAAGGGGGTAATTTATTGCCTGAGCGTGCAAATGCAAATAACAACGTAGGAGTCGTGGAAAATGATAATAATTGACGGATTAAAAGCAAATAAAGTGCGTAATTATGCAAAAAAAAGCGTGATTGATGGCGTTTTTGCGGTTAAAGATACTGAATTGCAGATTTATGATGAAATTGGCTATTTTGGCGTTACTGCAAAGGCTTTCACTAAAGAATTAAATGCTCTTGATGGCAAAGATATAACTGTTGCTATTAATTCGTTTGGTGGCGATGTTTTTGATGGAATAGCGATTTACAACGCATTAAAAGCGCATAAAGGGGCTGTTAAAGTGCGTATTGATGGTATTGCAGCAAGTATTGCTTCAATTATTGCTATGGCAGGTGATAGCGTTGAAATGGCAGACAATGCGTTTTTGATGATACATAACGCATGGACGCTTGCTTATGGTAATAAAGAGGATATGCGCACAACTGCTAATATGCTTGAGCAGATAGATGGTGCATTAAATGATACTTATCGCAAAAAAACAGGTAAGAAAAAAGATGATATTTCTGCAATGATGGACGCTGAAACGTGGTTAGATGCAAATGCAGCACTTGACGGTGGTTTTATTGATGCTATAATTGATAATAGTGTTGATATATCGGCTTGTTTTGATGTTTCAATATTTAATAATACTCCAGCCCCTATTAAGCGCAATATTGAGGCTAATTTGCGAGAAAAGGGTTATGGTAATGCGCTTGCAAAAGCTGCCGTTGTTGAAGGGTTTGATATTCTAAGGGAGCGTGACGTTCCTGAATTGCTAGCAAGTCATCGTGACGATGATGTTGGTATTTTAGTTGGTGACTTGAATAATCTAGTCGCTTTTATAAAAAATATAACATAATAGAGGGTTATTATGAGTGCTGAAGTAAATGATGCCATTAAGGCGTTAAATAAGACTTTTGCAGACTTTAAGGCTGCAAATGATGAGCGAATAAATAATGTTGCCAAAGGTTTTGACGATGTTATTAAAAAAGAAGAAGTTGACCGCATTAATAATGCGATTGACGATGCAATGGATAGATTGAAAGCAGTTGAAAATGCTGCAAATCGCCCTGCGTTAGCTGGAAGTGGTGAGCAAGAAAAAAACATCAAGCAAGATGCTCGTGAGTTTTTTGCTGGCGTTAATAAAGTTGAGGATTACAAGGTTAATGATACAGATTTAGAAACTTATCGTAATTATTCTGAGGCTTTTAATGTGTTTTTAACAAAATCAAACGCTATGGATAAGCCTGATATTCGCGCAACGCTTTCTGTTGGCTCTGATCCTGATGGTGGTTATTTTGTTCCTACTGTTATGTCAAATGATATTAAGAAACGCTTATTTGAAACCTCGCCAGTTCGTCAAGTTGCAAGTAGTATAACAATTACTACAGACAGCATTGAATATCCTATTGATGCCGAATCTGGAAGTAGTGGCGGTTGGACTGATGAAACCACTGCTCCTTCCACAACTGGAACTCCTAAAGTTGGCACTCAAAAGATTTATGTTTATGAGCAATACGCACAACCAAGAGCAACGCAACGCCTTTTAGATATGGCTACTATTAATATTGAGTCTTGGTTAAATGGCAAGATTGTTGATATTATGAGCCGCGCTGAAAACACTGCGTTTGTAACGGGTAATGGCGTAGGAAAGCCTAGAGGATTTTTGGATTATGGCACAACTTCATTAACCACAACTGATAAAGCAGGTCGTGCATGGGGTAAGTTGCAATATATCCCTTCTGGTGCTGCTGGTGGATTGCCTGATGTCAGTGGCATTACTGGGGCGGTTGATATGGACGCAATTTTTGAAATAATTGCTGCATTAAATCCCGTTTATCGTGCAGGTGCAATTTTTGCAATGAATCGTCAAGTTGAAAAGTTTTTCCGCACTCGTAAAGATGCGGACGGACGTTACCTTGTTGACTTAAATGTCACTCAAGGCGCAACAGGTTTTAATCTTGGTGGTTATAATATTGTTACTATGGAAGATATGCCTGATTTGGCTGGAAATAGTTTTTCACTTGCGTTTGGTAATTTCCGCACTGCTTATCAAATTGTTGATGGTCGTGGCTTCCGTGTATTGCGTGACCCATTTACTGATAAGCCATTTGTTAAGTTTTACACAACCAAATACACTGGCGGAGATGTCGTTAATTTTGACGCATTAAAGCTAATGAAATTCGCAACAACTTAAGGAGTAAATAGATATGACAAGCAGAGATTTAGTATCTAACATTAAACCAGTGGTTCACGTTGTGAACGCTGCAATTACGGCAACTAATACTCCAACAAATGGCGTTGATACGGCAGGATTTGAAAGTTTGGTTGCGCTTATTAACGTTGGCGTGGTTACTAATATTGCCAATTCTCCACAGCCTTCGTGGACATTTAAGTTTCAAGAAAGTAACACTGTAAATAGTGGTTTTGTTGATGTGACTGATGCGGATAGAGTGCTTATTGGCTCTTCTTTATCGCCAGTAACTACTCCTAATTCATCAACTGGCGTGTTTTTAACTATTGACAATGCTGCCGAAGATGCTGCGGTATATGCGGTTGGATTAATTACTTCTAAACGTTATGTTCGGGTTGTGGCAACTGCTGTAAATACTCCGGGTAGCACGCCTTATGCAGTAACAATGATACTTGGTAATGCAAATATTTTACCAACTACACATTAACATTATAGGGAGGGTTTGCGCCCTCCCTTTTTTTGAGGTTATTATGAAAATACAAGTTATTAAGCCGTTTAAGTGGTGTGTTAAAGGCAATATTCACCCTTCTGATTTTATTAAAGGAGTTTATGATGTTGATAGCGATGTTGGCGAAGGTGCTATTGGCGCGGGGTGGGCTTTACTTACTGATAATAATAGTGAAGCGCAAAATATTGAATTGCCACAAGATATTATTTCAGAAACAGAGGGTTGGAATACTGAAAGCCCTTTTACCGAAAAGGCTGGGAGCGAGTTATCTGCATCGCAACAGGAAATAGCCTCACAAGAGAAGATTGCAGAAAAGCCGAAGAAAAAATATTCGAAGGTTGGCGAATAATATTAATTAATGATGCTTGGAAGATGTGCGAGCAAGCGCACGTATTATATGCTTGTGATGGTGATTGGTGGGTTCATAATAATGGCTTGCCTAATTTGCATATTGAGAAATGGAC